GAAGTGCTGCCTCACACTTGCGCATGCCCTCTTCCAGCATCTCATCAGACACCTCAAAAAGGTCGACGGAGTAAGGAGCCTTGCGCTCGACTGCAGCAAAGATAAAGCGGAACGGCTTTCCGTACGCCTCTTCTGCCGCCTTGGCGTAATAGGCTGCCTGGAAGTCGTAACCTAGGCCGACGACCTTCTTGGTGAACAGCTCAGGATTGACTGTGTCTGTCGTCTTAAGGTCAAGAACGATGCCCTCGTCAACCAGAACACTGTCCAGGCGTGCTTTGCAGCGCAGCCCAAGCCAGTCCCAGTAGATTGAGACTTCGTTGCGCTTGATGTACTCAGCATCGGTACCAGCGTACCACTCGATCTGCCTGAGGCTTTCAGCCATGCCTTGCACAGCACCCCAAGGGTCATCCTTGCCGCCAGTGGTCAGAATCTTCTTGCGACCGATGGACGCCTTCCATTCCTTGCCCTCCTTGCTTGTCAGCTTGATGTCTTCTGGGCGTTTGACGTACTGAGCATCGAAAGCTTCTTGGCCGTCAAGGATCAAGCAGTGAGCAGCTGTGCCTATCTCCATGGCAGGAGTCGGCATCATCTTGAATTCCAGAGCAGCCTTGTAGTGAGCTGGGCTCTGCAGGATCTTCTTGAGGCTGGATTGGTTGATGCCTTCTTCTCGCCTATAGGCGAAATCAGACTGATTGTAAGCTACTTCGGCCATGCGGTGGGCGGGACACTGCTCCCATTATACCGCGTAGATCTTGATGACCCACTTTGACTCATCTTTTTTGGCCTTCGTCCACTTCACCTCAAGCTGAGGGATGATCGAAACGCGGTCATCCACCCAGAGCACTTTATTCACGCTGTCGAACAGGGCGCCGATGATGTTGTCACCGTCAGCACGGCCCTCGCCCTGGACTTCAATCTCAACACGGATTGGTCCCTCCAGGGGTGGCCAGGGCCACTGCTCCTGGACCTGCCGCAGCATTTCCTTCTGCTTCTTCTTGTAATCGGCGGGCATGAAAGTACCCCTGCTCGTTACCCTGGGACGGGCTTTCGAGAACAGGGGCATTTCAATCGTTAGTGTGGTGATCAGTTCCAAGGATGAAGGCCCCCGCGATGACTGCAATGGCCAAGTTTACCGACAGGAACACAATCGTGCTAATGTCTGGAACTGGAACGGTCACCTCCCATTGGAAAGTGACCCGTCCTGGAACCTCTATTGTTGGTCGCACTTCTTCAGCAGCATGCGAGCTGCTTCAAGCGGGGTCTTGGCGAGGTCCCAAAAGGGGCCTTCGTTGACACCAACATAGCCAGACCGCTTAAGCCTGGACTCAGCCTGCTCCATGATCAGCATGTTCTCGACGCCAACCAGGATGAGCGGGCGTGGTTCCATGTGGTTGACCTGCAGGAGTTGAACCACCGTCAGGATCTCTAGGAGAGTCCCCCAGCCGCCTGGGAGGGCGATGAAAGCGTCACAGGTGGCGAACTCCTCCAAGCGGGTGAAGAAGTTCTTGTGGTGGTGATCCTCTTGGACGTGCTCGTTGGTCTCGGCCTCGAATGGCAGGAAGATGCTATAGCGGAGGGAGCAGACACCCTCAGTACAGACCTTCTTGGCACCCAGGTTGGCGGCCTCCATGAGCCCAGGACCGCCACCAGTAGCGACAGTCCAACCATTCCTCACCAGCAGCTCGGCGGCTTCGGTGGTCTGGCGGTAGATGGGCTGGATGGACTTGGGTCGTGCAGACCCGAACATTGCTACTTTCTTCATTACTCGCACCACCCAAGGTCATTCAGGATACAGCTAGAGCCGTCTTTCTTGACACCGAAGATGATGCCACGGCGCTCGAAGGTGCTGACGATCTCGTCCTTGCTAAACTGATCCAGGTCTTTACGCGACAGGATGGAGAAAATCTCCTCTTCTGTCAGCTCAACGGGGCCGAGGGAGGGGTCCCACATGTACTCGTCATCCGAGTCCCAGTAGGGCAGGTGGCTGTCGTCAACGTCGGCCTGGGGCACGGTGATGCCGTACTCGTAAAGCGGCACAGAGCCGTTTGCGGCCTCATACGCTGCATCCTGCAGAACGTCTTGATAAGACACGTTGTAGGAGCTTCTAGCGCCCTCTAGGGCATCAATCTCGCGGTTGATGTACCAGATAGCCTTCTTCAGGTCCTCTGCGGTCTTGCTCGGGTCCTTTCGACCAGCGCGACTGATGTACTTGACTGCGTTACCAAGGCGGTAGCTAAGCTGCCAGTCCTCGATGACGTCGATAGTCTCGTACTTACGGCCTTCGGCGTAATGAGACGGGTTGTTGATGGGATCGTGGGTCATTTGCTGGATTCCTCCTTGATGTTGCGGTTGTCCCTGCAGACAACGGTTTTTTGCTCACGCTTGAGGCGGACTGTCACTCCATCCTTCATCCATTGTACCACTGTTCCTGCTTTCCACCCGCCTCCGCAATAAACTTTAACGGGTGTACCCTTCCGCATTGAACGCATTGGCAGGGGCTCTTGCTGCATCCATTCGGCGGCCTTGACCGCAGACGGTTTGAACTTGAGCGTGCCGTCCTTAAGCTGTCTCATTTGTCTTGCAAGATCAAACAATTGTCGCAGTCACGCCACAGGGCGATGGCTTTCTCCCAACTGAGGCCACGGACTTGCTCCTTCGACTTCTTATTGAAGACGCGGAACGTGCCGCCCTTATGGTCCATGTCGTAGCCGTTGGTGTTGAAGTCGTTCTCCATGTCACGACGGCGACGCTCTTGGCGCTTCTTCTTCGGTTTCATCGCTCTAACTCCATGATCAGATGCTTGGGTAGGCTGCCATCGATGCCAGCAACGGCTTTGATGATGGTCGGCAGGTGGCGCTTGTTCTCACCAGCCTCCAGGACCCAGAGGTCACCCTTGGTGCTGTAGCGAAGTATTGCCTGGGCTGTCATATCACCCAATACTTCATCCACGAGGAACTCCAGGCGGGTCCTGTCGTCGTCCAGGTCCTCGCTCCAGCCCGTGTACAGCTCTGCATGGGCGCAGATAGGTGTTAGCGCTCCAATAACCTCGTGGGCCCGCACAGCGCCACGGTAGAGAAGGATTGCCCAGACAAAGGGTTTGACATCTGCTGTGGTCAGCCTTGGGGTCTCGTCCATTAACAGGCCAAGCGTCCCTGGGGCTAGCTCGGCTTCCTCAATAGAGAAGGACATTGGTTCAGATATTCCATGGCTGATGACAGTATAGCAGTGTTATCGCCCAAAAGGCCAATAGCCCTGTTACAATTCGTACACAAGATTCCTCTCACCCTGCCAGTCTCGTGGCAGTGGTCTATTGGCATGCGGTAGTTACGGGTGCTGGAAACCTCGTCAACCCCCTTGCATACAGCGCACACCCCTCCCTGCAGGTCTAGCATCATATAGTACTGGACTGCAGTGATTCCGTATTGGCGTTTAATGTTGAAGCACCATCGTCTATGGGGGTCTTTCTTGTAGTGCTTGTTCGCCGCTGCGTTAGCACAAGGCTTGCAATAGGGACTTAACTTGTCTTTCGTACTGGAATGCCTATGAAAAAGGGAGGTCGATTTGACCTCCCCGCATCTATTGCACTTCTTCTCAGAAGGCATCACCACCACCCGTGCTGCGCTCTTTGTAGGGTTGATTGACTCGGGCATCTTTGACATCGAGGTAGTTGCGTCCATTGTACTCGCGTTGCACCAGTTGACCAGTCACGGACACAAAGTCACCGCGTTCGAGGCGCTCAGGCAAGAACTCGGCGGCCTTTCCGCCGACCTGGACCTTATAGAACTGAGCTGGCTTATCGTCTCCCTTGTAGTAGAAATACTCAGTGTCACGCACGGAGAACTCTGCAATGGTATACGACTCACCAAGAGTCTTGACGGTAACAGGCGATTCGCCCTGCTTGCAGACAACTGTTCCCGAAATGTTGACTTGTGCCATGGGTGGGGTCCCTTATTTACCTCCACATTATACCAGCTGGGCCTGAATGCGCTCAATGGCATCCTCCAGCACCTTGCGGGGAGAACCCTTGAGGCCAG